CAGTAAATTCCGGCCTTCGTATTGCACCAGATTCAATTATTAATGTGAACTCTGGTTTGATGGATGCCAAAAATACATTTGTTATCTCATATTTACATAAAGCAATTAAACCACTTAATCAATTAAGAATGATTGAAGATGCGGTTGTTATCTATCGTCTATCACGAGCACCAGAACGCCGCATATTTTATATTGATGTAGGTAATTTACCAAGAGGTAAAGCTGAACAATATATTCAATCAATCATGGTTAAGTATCGTAATAAGATGGTTTACGATGCAAACACTGGTGAACTGCGTGATGACCGTAAACATTTATCAATGCTTGAAGACTTTTGGTTACCACGCCGTGAAGGTGGTAAAGGCACTGAAATTACTACGTTGCCAGCTGGTCAAAATCTTGGCGAGTTAGAAGATGTAAAATATTTTAGAAATAAGCTTCTTCAATCACTTAATGTTCCAATTTCTCGTTTAGAACCACAACAAGGCGGCATGATTGGCCTTGGTCGTACAACTGAAGTTACTCGTGATGAAGTTAAATTTCTAAAGTTTATCATTCGTTTACGCAATAAATTTTCACAAATTTTTGACCATGCTTTAGAAAAACAATTGGTTCTTAAAGGCATTTGCACTAGAGATGAATGGCAAACATTTAAAGAACAAATTTACTACTCTTATGTAAAAGATAATAACTTTACAGAATTGCGTGACGCAGAACTTTTACAAGCTCGTGTTCAAACGCTAACTCTTGTTGATCCTTATGTTGGCCGTTATTATTCTGCTGAGTATGTTCGTAAACATATTCTTCAACAAACCGATGAAGATATATTAGCAATTGATAAACAAATTAAACAAGAATCAAGTAATGGAACTGGTGGTCCAACAGAGTTACCACAAGAACAAGTAAATTCAGTAAAAACTAATGCCAATGCTGCAAATGAAACAATGACACTCATGTTAGATGCAGAGGTAGAAAAATACTCAGCATTACTAAATAGGCGATAAATGGAGACAATATGAATACGCAAACTTTTATTAATCAAGTTGCAGCAAGCGATGCGGTTGGTGCTAAAGATCTTCTAAATGACCTTTTGTCCACTAAAGCTTTTGAAGCACTTGATGCTAAAAAAATTGAAATGGCACAATCACTTTATACAGGCAAACAAGAAGAGCTTGAAACACAAGATACAGATAATACAGAAGAAAATACAACAGAAGAATGAAACAATTACAAGAATTTAGAAGTGGTCTTGTAGAAGAAGAAAAGTCAGATTATAAACAATTTGACATGCTTGTTCGTGCTGGTTTAGCAAATAAGGCACAATTAGCAAGAATACATCGTATTTTAGATAAGATGAGTGAGGAACGCCCACAATTTAATAATGCTGACAGAGAAATTCTTCGTAATTTGTTTAATCGCATGGTAGATTTAGTTGCTAATAATAAACAAATTTTTATGCGTGCTAGGCAGGCGGTAAAAGAAGATATTTTAGATACTTCTGATTTTAAAGTTGGGCCCTCTGGTCGTAAAGTAAGAGCTCATCGTATTAAAGTAGGTGATGTAGCATACGGTAAAGATGAAGATATTAAAGAGAATTTTGAACTTGTAGAAGCACCAGTAGATTTTGACAATGATCCACCTTTTGTTTTGGTTTTGAAACGCAGAGCCATTAGAATGTATCCTGATAAAACAAAAGTTGCATTATATTATAGTAAAACGCTAGACAAATATTTTTCTGTACCGTATGGCGGTTCAATTGGTGCAGCTGTTCAGGCAGAAGAAACACAAATAGAAGAAGCTGTTATGGATCAACTTCATAAAATTGTTAATGAATTAAACAGGCACAATCAGTAAAATTTAGCAATGGCAAATCACAAAAGGTTGATCATTTTACAGCATCTGCTATTACGCAAGTTCATAATGCTTTGAATGATGAAAATAAAAAAAAGTTTGCAGATATGGTACATAAATCACCTGCACACTTAGCAAAAGCAGCTGATTTTGCTTTTCGTAGAGCAAAATGAGCTTTATAGATTTAATTGTATCTGGTAAATTAGATGAAGCAAGAGAAATATTATCTCAGCGTCTAAATGAAATTACCGCAAAACGCTTACAAGAAGCAAAGCGTTATGTGCAATCAGATACATTTGAAGAACTTGATGAAGCAGTTAAAAGAAATCCCAATATCATCAAGATGGGTATTTTTAGTAGAATTCGCCGGCGTATTAGGCGAAACACAAAAGGCCGTATTGTTGTTCAAAAAAATCGTAGACGGTCCGGCATTAAAGGTTATAGAATTGTAGGTAGTACGGTTCGCCGAATACCAGCAGTTGCAAGATTAAGAAAGGCTCGCTTATTAAAGCGTTCATGGAAAACAACACGAAGAGCTAAACTTCGCCGATCATTGCTAAAGAGAAAAATGTCAATGCGTAGGCGAGCATCAATAGGACTAAGATAAAATGCCATTTGAAATTATAAACACAATTAGAGCAAAATCAACAATTCGAATTGTTGGTGGAGTTGCTAATACACATATTAATTTGTCTGCACTTTCAGCTTCTTCAGATGAAACTGTAACATCAGCAGCTATCGCACAAGTATCAACATCTACAAATGGTATTTTTAGAGTATATAGAGGCAATAGTGGAGCAGGCACATTAATTTTAGAACTGCCTTCGCAAGCTACGCATTTAGTATTATATGAATTTGATATTACTTTTGCAAATAGTTCTACGTCAAATGTATTTGTTGAACATACAGGTACCGCAGGAACTTTAGTAATGCAGCTTGCAAAAACAGCAACTTATAGTCCAGCACTCACAGGAATGTAATATGAAACTTATTACCGAAATGATAGATAATGTAAAGTATTTTACTGAAAAAACAGAAGATGGCAAGAAAAAACTTTACATTGAAGGAACTTTTCTTGTTGGTGACACAGTTAATAAAAATAATCGCATGTATAAAATGGATACGCTTCGTAATGAAGTAAATCGTTATACAGAAGAGTTTATCAATACAAATCGTGCGCTGGGTGAGTTAGGTCATCCAGACACACCATCAATTAATCTTGAGCGTGTATCTCATAAAATTGTATCTCTCAAAGAAGATGGCAATACTTTTTATGGTAAAGCACTAATTCTTGGCACACCATATGGTCAAATTGTTGAAAATTTTATTAACAATGATATTCAAGTTGGTGTATCTTCTCGCGCTCTTGGTTCTTTACAACAAACCAAAGAAGGTTATAATCTAGTACAAGATGATCTAAAACTAGCCACCGCAGCAGACATTGTTGCTGACCCATCGGCACCAGGTGCATTTGTTCAAGGTATTATGGAGAACAAAGAATGGATGATGGTTGATGGCAAATTTATAGAGGCTGATTTTGACCGCGCAAAGAAAACAATTCAAAAAGTTTCTAAAGCACAGATAGAAGAAACTGCTCTAAAATTATTTGAAAACTACCTTCGAAAACTTTAATTTTATAAATAAGAAATCATAAGGAGATTCCTAATGGCAACATCAAAACTCATGGAAGCCGCAGCAGAGATTCTTGCAGGAAGCAAGAAATCAGCTGTTGCAATGCCTGCTGAAAAGGTAGCAGGTGAGGTTGTAGACCTTGGCGGCCCAACCCCACAAAACTATAAACCTGACGATGATTCAGCTAAAATTGATGTCACTAAAGCTGCAAAAAGTGCAGTGGCACCAACAACAAAGCCATCTGCTGCTTCCGCAGACACTCAACTTCACATGAAAAAAGAAGATTCTGAGACTGAAGAAGAAAATGTCATTGCTGAAAAATCCCATGATATGGATAAAATGGAGCACGACAAAGAAGAGAAAAAAGAAATGATGAAGAAAAAAATGAAAGAAGATATTGACTCTTTATTTGCCGATGATTCTACTATCTCTGAAGAATTTAAATCTAAAGCTGCTACAATTTTTGAAGCTCGTGTTCTTGACCGTGTTACTCAAATTGAAGAAGAAATTGAAACAAAATATGCTGAAATGCTTTCTGAAGCAATCGAAGAAATTAAATCTGATCTAACCAATAAAGTAGATGACTATCTCAACTATGTTGTTGAGCAGTGGCTATCAGATAACGAAATTGCAATTGAATCTGGCCTGCGCGCTGAGATTACAGAAGAATTCATTGCTGGTCTGCGTAACCTTTTTGCCGATCATTATATTGATGTTCCTGCTGAAAAGGTTGATCTCGTTGATGAGCTTGCTGGTAAAGTTGAAGAACTTGAGAGCAAACTAAATGAAGAAATTGAGCGCGGCATTAGTTTTGCCAAAGCTCTCGTAGAATCTCGTAAAAATGAAATTACTCGTGAAGTTACCGAAGGTCTCACAACCACTCAAGCTGAAAAAGTAAAATCACTCGCAGAGAGTGTTGAATTTTCCACAGAGGAAGAATACAAAGAAAAGCTTGAAACAATTCGTGAGAACTATTTTCCATCTGGCGTTAAAACAGCCGATGAAACACAACTACACGAACAAGTAGAAGAAACTGGCGAACAAAAGGCTATTGATCCATTTGTCGCTGCTGTTTCTAAAGCAATTTCTAAAACTAAAATTTAAGTAATAATTATAGGAGAAACTTAAATGTATTTGTCCGAACAACTACAAAAGAAATGGGAAGGTGTTCTAGAACATCCAGATCTGCCGAAGATCGCTGACCCATATCGTAAAGCCGTTACGGCTGTTATTCTTGAAAATCAAGCTCAAGAAATGACAAAAGCTGGTGAAATCCTGCAAGAAACAGGTTCACCAACAAACTTTGCTGGTACAGGTGGTTTTGGTGGCGGCGCAGCTGCTGCTGGTCCTGTTGCCGGTTTTGATCCAATCCTGATTTCGCTGGTTCGCCGTTCGCTGCCAAACCTTATTGCTTATGATCTTTGCGGTGTTCAGCCAATGACAGGCCCAACTGGTCTTATTTTTGCAATGCGTTCTCGTTTCAGCTCACAAAGCGGTACAGAAGCATTTTTCAATGAGGCTAATACTCAGTTCAGTGGTGCTAATACTGCACTTGCTGCTGCAATTACAAATCAATTGACCGCTTTGGCAATTGCCGCTAATACAACTGAAACCTTCACTTCTAACGCTGCACCAGGTCAAGCAATGACCACAGGTTCTGCTGAAGCTCTTGGTGACGGTGCTTCAGGTAACACATTCCAAGAAATGGCCTTCTCTATTGAGAAAGTTACTGTTACAGCTAAGACCCGTGCTCTGAAGGCTGAGTATTCTATGGAACTAGCACAAGACCTAAAAGCAGTTCATGGTCTAGATGCTGAAACAGAACTTGCAAATATTCTGTCTACAGAAATTCTTGCTGAAATTAATCGTGAAGTTATTCGTACCATTTACGGTGTTGCTAAACTTGGTTGCCAAGTTGGTACGACAACTCGTGGCACATTTGACCTTGATACCGATTCTAATGGTCGTTGGATGGTTGAAAAAGTTAAAGGTCTTACTTTCCAAATTGAACGCGAAGCAAATACAATTGCCAAGACAACTCGTAGGGGCAAAGGTAATATTATGATCTGCTCGTCTGATGTTGCTTCTGCTCTTGCTATGGCAGGCGTTCTAGATTATAATTCAGCTCTACAAGGTCAAATTAATCTAACGGTTGACGATACTGGTAATACATTTGCTGGTACTCTGTTTGGCCGCATTAAGGTTTACATTGACCCGTATTTCCCAACTGGTTCTACAAATGAATTTGCGGTTGTTGGTTTCAAAGGTTCCAACGCCTATGACGCAGGTATTTTCTACTGCCCATATGTTCCGCTGCAAATGGTTCGTGCTGTTGATACTGGTACTTTCCAACCAAAGATTGGCTTTAAAACTCGTTATGGCCTTGTTGCTAACCCGTTTGCGGAAGGCACTTCTCAAGGTCTTGGCGCTTTGACAGCACAATCGAACAACTACTATCGTGGTTTTGCAATTAAGAACCTGATGTAATTGTTAAAGGTCTTATAAGAATAATTATAAACAAAGACCTCCTTAAAAGACCTGCCCTAAAAAGCAGGTCTTTTTTTATTCATAAATAAGCCTATGACTGATATTATAGTAATGTCTGACTTGCTAGATATACGAGCAAGAAAATTAAAAGAGTTGGAATTCTATAATCAACAGTTAAAAGAACTCCAATTAAAGATGATTTTTATTCAACAAGAAATAACTTTGACAAATAAAATTATTAATATGATTGAAAAAGAACAAATTATTGATATTGGTTTACACATTAAGAAAACCACATGACAGCTCTTACACGCAATCCAAGTAATCCTAATCCACTACAACCAAATAAATTTCTATTGACATTTGGTCGTGTGCCAAATATGCAATATTTTTGCCAAAATGTTACGGTGCCTGGCATTTCTTTATCTGAAACGGTTATTACAAACCCTTTTGTTGACATTTATTCTCCAGGTGAAAAAGCAATTTATGATTTATTAAATGTAACTTTTATTGTTGACGAAGAACTAAAAGGTTGGTTAGAGATACATGATTGGATTCGTGCGATGACTTTTCCAGTTTCATTTGCAGATTATCAAAAATTGCCAACATTAAATAAATATCAGTCAGCAAAAAA